GAGATCAAATTCCTATAATATAACAATATTTAACCCTGAATGTTGATTTAATCAAAATTTTTTACTATATTTGTTTTTTAAATCCAAAACCATGGAAAAAGAAACTATTAAAATTAAGTTAAAACAACTTAATATCACTGACGATACTATCAATTCAATTCATGAATTTATTGTATCTTTGCAAATTAAAGATGAAGAAATTGAAAAGTTGCTTGCCCTAATTGAAAAAGTTGGGTTACAACACTATATTCGTGAATTTATGAAAAAAAATATTAATCTATAATGAGTTTTGACAATAATGAAAAAAAGCTGAGTATCTTCAGGAAGATATTTTTGTGGTGGAAGTTCGAAGGTAAATATTACCATAAGGATTTATATCAAGGCATTAGAAATATTATACGTTGGTTCCCTGTAATTTGGAAAGATAGGGACTGGGATGACCATTATATATGGCAAGTAATGATGACAAAATTAACATTCCAAGCTAAGTACATTCGTGAAAAGGGTTTACATGTTGATAATGTTCGTGATGCTGAAAAAATGGAGTTGTGTGTTAGATTGATGAAGCTCATATCTGATGAATTTTATACTGGCGAATATATGGATTATCATAAATCAAAATTTCATTTTGATCCAGTGACCAAGGAAGAACTTGATGAAATGTCTGAAGACAAAAGGAAATTGTATGAGGATTGTTCAACATTAAGGATTGAAGAGATATGGGAAAAGTATGATGATTACTTTAAAAAGTATCCACATGCCTATAAAGAAGTTACAAAGACAGATAAATATATCTTTGATAATAAATCCAAACAAACTATTGCTATGAATATGGGATATTATTTACACAATAAAGCAAGGCGTATTTTATTTACGCTATTAGAACGTAATATAGAAAGTTGGTGGGATTAGCATATGTCTTCAAAGATAAATAAGTACAAAGTTGGTGATAAAATAGAATTCTATTTTCTGGATGTTCTAAAATGGGGTATTGTTAAAGAAATTAACACTAAGGATAATACTGTCAGCATAATTTCAACCAATAATATTATATATGTGGCTCATGCCACAGAAAAAGATTCAAAATTTTGTTTTTTGAAAAATAATTAATACTTTTGTAGTATTATGGAAAATGATTTATTTTTGATGTGTGAATGTCACACAGAATCTATGCAGGTTACATTTGAAGAAGAACATAACGAATATTGGTTTGCATATTGGGGTTATGGTTTTAATAATAAAAAATCTTCATTATGGCATCGAATCAAGAACGCTTATTTGTTATTAAAGACAGGTACGTTACATAAAGATTTCATCATACTTGACAAAGATAAAGCACAACAATTAGCTGACTATATTAATAAAAATAACAATGACAATACAAGAACTCAGGGATAATAATTTGATATTATTTGAATGTCTAAGCGGTAGCTATGCATATGGTACAAATAAACCATCAAGCGATATGGACTATCGTGGTGTTTTTATATTGCCTAAAGATAACATATACGGTTTTAATTATATTGACCAAGTCAACGATGAAACCAATGATATCACCTTTTATGAAATTGGTAAGTTTCTTGAATTACTTGAAACAAATAACCCCAATATCATCGAGATATTGAATATGCCTCCAGAGAACATTGTGTATAAACATGAATTGTTTGACATTATTTTGAATAATAAATCTAAATTCATAACAAAAAAATGTAAAAACACATTTGGTGGTTATGCTTCAACACAAATAAAAAAAGCCAGGGGATTGAATAAGAAAATTGTTAATCCTGTTGATAAGGAGCGTAAGTCCATATTAGATTTTTGCTATATTATTGATGGTTACAAGTCAAGACCTCTTAAAGAATTTTTGGATAATAGCGGATACAACCAAGCTAAATGTGGATTGGTTAATGTTCCAAATGCCAGAGATGTTTATGCTTTGTTTTACGATGCTTATTCATCTAAGGAAGGTTCTGGTTTGGGTTATCGTGGGATTATGAATGAAGATGAAACCTCAAATGAGGTTAGACTTAGTTCAGTACCTCAAGGTGAAAAACCAGTGGCAACTATCATTTACAATAAAGATGGTTATTCTAAATACTGTAAAGACTATAAAGAATATTGGGATTGGGTAGAAAAACGTAATTCTGATAGATATGAAACAAATGCTTCACATGGCAAGAACTACGATTCAAAAAATATGATGCATTGTCTTAGACTTCTTAGAATGGCAAAGGAAATCGGATTAACTGGTCAAGTAAATGTTAAAAGGCATGATGTAGCTGATCTGATGTTAGTCAGAAATGGTGAAAAAGAATATGATGATCTTATTGTCGAAGCACAATCAATCATGGATTCTATGGAAAAAATATATGCCAATTCTAATTTACCTGAAGAGGTGGATCATAACTTTGTAAATAATATGTTAATCATAATCAGAACTTTGTTTTATGAGCGATAAAACATCTATAAAAAATGTTGATGCGTTTCAATACTTTTTCGAAAAATATACTCGTTTTACTCGTTCAAGTGGAAGTAATATAATTTCTAAAATAGTTAATTTAAATTTCTCAGAAATAGCAATGTTATATGAACTTAATAATAGCATGTTCAAAGATTATTTCGATCATACAGCATTGAAAATGTTTGCCAAGTATAGAGATAATATTAATTTTAATGTTCAAATACAGAAAACCACATTATCAGTTTTTGAAATGACAATTTCAATTGATAACTTTGATAAAAATGATGTTGATGACATTGAAGAATTATACTCTGAATTTGGAGCCGAAAACTACCCAGCTTACCAATATAAAAATATTGTTGTAAAAGATGAAAATATCGATGGTATGTTTATTGTAAATTCAGGTTTAGTTGAAGACTATAATAGTAATGATGGAACACTGGAATTGATATTTTATTAAATAAAATTATTATATGTTAACATTTAGAAAACCAAAGGATGTTGATGAAGCTTTTGTGCTTCTCGAAAATAGTGGTTTAAAGGTATTATGGGATATTTGTAATCCCAATAATATTGAATTGAGTAAACAATATTTTGAAATGTATAAGCCAATAGTGTTCATATATAAAAAAAACAAATTGGTTGGTGCTGCTCATGGTAAATTTGGTAATCCAGAGGTTATTGGGTTGGATGATGTACCTGAAACGAAAAAATATTCAAAAAGTGAATTAACCGAAATTGATTTAGCTATAAGACAAATTGAAATATTTTAATGGAAAAATTTGAAAAAACAGAAAAATTTACTATTTTTACATCTGAATTTCTTCTTGAAAGAGGATATTGTTGTGGTAATGGGTGCAAACATTGCCCATATGACTATAAAAATGTGCCAGAACCCAGGAAAAGTAAATTATTAGAAAAAAGAAACGAAAATGAAAAAAGAGAAGTTAGAGCTTAGAATGTATGGTCTTGTACCGTATAATATTAGTCCGATTCAGCAAGGTATTCAGTTTGGCCATGCTGTCGTTGAATATGGTTTAAAACACAATAATGAAGCCTATAAAGACTGGGCTAAGAACTGGAAAACATTCATCATACTAAACGGTGGAACCACAAATACTAAGGCTGATTTGGAAACTGGTTTACCTGTGGGATCGTTAAACAATCATTACTTGAACCTGCACAAGCTTGGAGTTAAGACTGCCGTGTTTCATGAACCAGATCTTGGAGATCAGCTTACAGCGGTTGTTTTTTTACTTGATGAGCGTATATTTAATAGAGTGAAATATCCTGATTTCATTGAGTGGGCTAAAAATCCAGATACAAAAATCGCAAGAACCCAAGAAAACTGGATAAAAATGATTGGAGGCAAAAACAATGTAAAAATAAGAGATTATATTTCAAAATTCAGATTAGCATGAAAAACGTATTAGCTTATAAGAAGGTCAACCAAGTTATCCTTAGCTGCGAAAATAAAGAGCAACTAAAATCAGCAAGTAACATGGTCGTCAGTTTCTCTAAGCTATACGGTGATAGTGAATTAACAAAAGTTCTTTCAATATTATTAGAAAGAAAACTATATTTTATCGAAATGAAAACAAAACCTGTGGTATATTTTTTGGTGGGCCCTCCAGGTATTGGTAAGTCAACATACGTAAAAAACGTGTTGTTACCAAATGGGGATTACCATGTCGCTTCCACAGATGATATATTAACAAAGAAAGGAAAAGAAATAGGTCTTAATTATAATCAAGCATTTGATCATTTTGACTTTAAGGATTTTAAGGATATTGAAAAGATTTTCAGATTCGGAATTATGCGAGCCATAAACGAAAGACTTGATATTGTCATTGATAGAACAAACATGACATTAAAAGGTAGAAACAAATTACTTCGTCTTTTTCCTGATGATTATATCAAGATTGCCGTTGTTTTTGATTTTTCAAACGCTGAAAAATTAAAGGCTCAGCTTGCAAAACGTGAAAAAGAAGAAGGTAAAGTGATATCCGATTCTGTCATGTACAAAATGATAAAATCATACGTTGAACCAACAAATAAAGAATTTGATCAAATTATAAAATTATAAATATGTCTTATAAACTTGATAAAGTTAATACAAATGTAAAATATAAACATTTTAAAAAAATTATTTCGATGAATAATAATACTGGTGAATCAATCGATTTCAAAAAAGTAAAGGAAGCTGCGTCATATTATGGTGTAAGCGCCTCTTCAATTTATCAAATATTAAGTAAACAAAGAGAATATATTTATTCATCCAAAGGAAAAATTAATTTTATATATGAGTAATAAATATCGCCTTTTTTTAGATGATTACAGAATTCCCTTGGATTGCATATCATATATGTACCAAAGGATTGGTAAAATGAATCCAATATATCTTGAAAAGGATTGGGTTATTGTTAAAGATCATGATGCTTTTGTTAAGCATATAACAAAATATGGTTTACCTGAAATTGTGTCTTTTGATCATGACCTTGCTGATGAACATTATGCAACAGAAGCAAATTGGGATAATTATACTGAATGGGTAGAATCTCAGGAATTTAAAGAAAAAACTGGATATGATTGTGCGAAATGGTTGATTGATTATTGTATGGAACATAATCAAAAGTTACCCTTTTTTATAGTGCATTCTATGAATCCATCTGGTACTGAAAACATATTGAGTTTATTAACAAATTTTAAGAACTTTCAAGAAAGTGAAAACCAAACTACTCAGAAAGATTAGAAATAGGTTTCATGTATCCTATTACCATGATCAATGGCATATCTATGATTATAAACTCAAAGATATGTCCAGAAGACCTTATACAGGTTCAGCGGTAGTATTCATGGCTGTCAGATTAAAAATCTATAGTGTTTCCGAAATGACAAAAACAAAAATTTGGTCACGAACATATAAATTATATGAAAAATATTACAAAGATCTTTTTTGATCTTGAATTTACTGGATTACATAAGAACACCACCCCAGTATCAATTGGTATTGTAACTGATACTAATAAAAAATTCTATGCAGAATTTAATGATTATGATAAATCACAATGTGATGAATGGATCAATAAAAATGTTATAGACAATTTACTATATAATGATTATTTTCATTATCTTCACAATGATGAGGAAAATGATACATTATACATAAAAAATGATTTTCAAACTATTAAACAAGCGTTAAAAGATTGGTTAAATCAATTTAAGCAAATTGAGTTTTGGGGTGATTGTGTTTTTTGGGATTGGTTTCTCATGGTTGATCTTATTATGGAAGGAAATACCATGAGAAAACCGCCAAAAAACTTTACAACAGCGCAACCTTTTGATATATTTACATTATTAAAAACTAAGGGGATTAATCCCAAGGAAAAAAGGCATGTTTTGTTGGATATGGAGAAACCATTGAATCAACATAATTCACTTTATGATGCTGAGATAACTAAAAAGATTTATGAAAAATATGGGTAATACACAAAGTGAGTTTGTTTTAGCTGGTAGAAAAACTGAAGAAAAATTTGTTAATGATTTCGAACAATACGGTGATTATAAAATATCAACGCCAACTCAAGATAGACATGAACACTGGGATATTGAAGTAACCCCTTACGATGATTTTCCAAATGAATTAATTATCAAAGATAAAATTAAATATTATTTTGATATTAAATCCATAAAGTCATTTAATTTCTACGATAAAGGAACACATGAATATATTGATGGTAAAACAGATAAATATCAATATATTGAATGGACAAACCCAGTAGGTAAACCAGGTTATATACATAGTTCTGTAGATTATATAATATTTGAAACTGAAGAAAATTGGCTTTTCATCAAAACAGAAGTTTTAAGGGATTACGCAAGACCTTTCTTTACTGGAGATATATGTATATTCGGAAATGTGTTACATGGCGTAAATAAAAGATCTGATGATAACCGCAAATTTAAATATTTCAGAAATCCAGACGGTTCTAAATTCACTAACAAAGAAGAGATAATGATTTTTAGAACAAGCGAACTTGAGCAAATAACAACATATAAATTGAAAAAAAAATAAACAATGAAATTTAATAGTAACGAAAGAAATATCTGGTTTACATCAGATACACATTAATTTTTCATAAAAATCAGTATATTTATATGTGTATAAAACTATATAAATATGGAAAAATCATTAAATAGAATATGTAAAACTTGTGATAAAGTTTTAAAATATAAATCAATTGAAAGTTTTAAATGTTCTGAGAAAGAAGGAACAGAATGTAGGAGCTGCTCAACAAAAAAATATGTTAAAAGAATTGGTGATGCGAATTATTTGTTAACTGATAATTTAGATACTTATTATTGGGTTGGTTTTATATTAGCTGATGGTCACATCGAAGATGGACGGTTATCCATTACCTTATCAGGTAAAGATAAAGAACATTTAAATAAATTATCTGAACATTTATATGTTAAAACACAAGATAAAATTAATAATAAAAAATATTCGGCTTGCATACTTTCCTTAATGCATAAAGATATTATAAATATTTTTGTTGATCGTTTTGATATTAAATCAAATAAAACTATAAATCCACCAAATATAAATGTTTTCAAAAACTTGGATTTTGATAAATTATTTAGTATATTTATTGGGTTTACTGATGGTGATGGAAATATTCGTAAATTACATAATAGATGCGATTTTCATATAAGAATTAAAACGCATAAAAATTGGTTGCCTGTTTTAGATTATTTTAATAATGTTTTGGATTTAGGTGG